AGGTTTGAAGAAAAGCATTTAATTATTAAGCCATATACAAGTTATTACGATGGTACGGTAGAAGATTGGAGTCAAAAGATAGATAGGGCTAAGCCTATAAAAATAAAACCGATGTCTGAATTAAATAGTCGTTATTATTCTTTTAAATATAAAGACGATAGTGATTATTGGAATGAGTTATACAGAAAAAGATATAATGAAGGATATGGAAGCAGGATATTTGATAGTGAATACGAATTTTCAAAAGAAACTGAAAGCGTAGAGATTATATTTTCTCCAACTGTATTGGTAAGCATAACGGATGAGGATAAAGTTTATAGCACTATTTATAAGTTTACAAACAACTTAGAGGAAAGAATTGATAGTAATATTAGAATATTACAAGCAAGGAAAATAACAGGTGTTTCAAGTTGGGATTTAAAAGAAGGTGCAACTACTTTAACTACATTAACCGTTTATGGTTATGCAGGTCATTTTAATAGTCCTGTTACAGTTGGTAATGATTTAAACTTTGGAGCAACTAGAGAATTGTTTTATTCATTGGCAGGTGGACTATTAAATCAAAATCAATTTAACATTTATTACAGTCCTTATATGGCTGAAATAACAGATAAGAATAGTAGGTTATTAGAATGCTTTGTTAAGCTTACCGATACCGATATATTTAATTTAAGTTTTGCATCTTTTAAATACATAGATGGTGGATTATATAGGCTAATTAAATTAACAGACTACGTACCAGAATCAAATGAAACAATAAAAGCGGAATTTTTAAGGGTAATAAATAAAGAATATTAATTATGGCGACATCGAATACAGTTTTAGCATTTGAAATAAAAACAGATTCCAAACAAGCAGAAGCATCGGTAGGTAGTTTTAAGAAACAATTAAGGGAAGCCAATAATGAGTTGCTCAATATGTCATCTCAATTTGGAGAGACATCTAAAGAGGCAGTTAATGCAGCAAAGAAAGTAGCAAGTCTTAAAGATGCCATTGGAGATGCAAAAGCATTAGCTGAAACATTTAACCCTGATAAAAAGTTTGTTGCTTTAGGCGGTGCATTACAAGGTGCTACTGCAGGATTTAGCGCATTACAGGGTGCTATGGGATTATTTGGTGCAGAGGGAAAGGATGTAGAAAAAATGATGCTAAAGGTACAAAGCGCAATGGCTTTGCAAGAAGGTATTAGCGGAATAGCAGGGTCAATCGATTCTTTTAAATTATTAGGTGGTACAATTAAGGGTAATGTAGTAAAAGCATTTACCACTTTAAAAGGTGCAATCATAGGAACGGGTATTGGTGCTTTGGTTGTTGGTGTAGGTTTATTGATAGCAAACTTTGATAAGGTTAAAGAGGTAATGCTTAATTTAATACCTGGACTTGGTAAGGTAGCTGATTTCTTCGGAGATATGATTCAAGCGGTTACCGATTTTGTTGGTGTTACAAGCGAAGCTGAAAGGGAATTACAAAAGTTAAACGATAGAACAAATGAAAGGAATGCAACTATAGACCAACAAATGAAAGTTCTTGGTGCTATGGGAAACCAAGAAGCTGCAATATATAAACTAAAGCAAGAAAGGGCTGAAGGAGAAGTTGAAATGTTATTGGCAAAAACAAAAAGAACTAAAGAAGAGGATGCTAAATTAATAGAATTAAATACACAAAGAACAGTAAATGAGATAGAGAATAATAAAAGGATTAAAAAAGAAAAAGACGATGCAGAAAAAGACAGACTAGAAAAGAATAAAAAACATAATGCAGATGCAAAAGAATTAGCAGATAAACAAGCTGCTAAATTAAAAGAGATTGAAGATAATAGAGTTGCACAAGAAAAAAACACTGATGAATTAATAAATCAAAATAGACTTGCAGCAATTAAAGATGACTTTACAAGAAGTCAAATGGAGTTGGCTAATAAAACACAAGCTGAAATTGATAAAGAAACGGAATCATACAATAAAAAATTAATTAATTTAGAAAGATACAATGAGAATGTAAGGTTAATAAATGAGACTGCACAAATAGAACAAGATAAACTTGTTACAGATAAAGCAGAAAAAGATAAAGCAGAAGCTGAAAAAAAGACTGAGGAAGATAAGAAATTTTGGGATGAGGTAGCGCAAGTTGAATTAGACTATACAAAACTTTTAGAAGATGAAGCTGATAAAAGAAAAAAAATAGATGAAGCAGCATTTGCAGCAAAGTTAGAATTTTTAGATGCCATTGGTGGAGCATTAGGAACATTAGGTAATTTATTTGAAAAAGATACTGCAGCAGCAAAAGCATTAGCACTAGCTGAAATTGCAATAGGAGTAGCAAAGGGATTTATTAATGGTTTAAATATTGCACAAAAAAGTGCAGCAGCTACAGGACCAGGAGCAGCATTTGCGTTTCCTATCTTTTATGCTGGTCAGGTTGGTGCTATTTTAACTGCTGCTAGTAAAGCAAAAGGAATATTATCATCAGTTAAAGGTGGCGGAGGTGGTGGCGGTGCAAGTATGTCTGCACCTAGTGTTGCGTCTTCTGCTTCTGCACCAATTAAACCTCAGGCAGAAACTACAACATTATCTAGTCAATCAATTAATCAAATAGGAGTAGCAACTTCTAGAGCGTATGTACTAGAAAGTGATGTAAGCAGTAACCAAGAAAGGTCGCAAAGATTAAATAGGGCTGCGAGGATAAACTAAACAACTATTTTTAAATTATATATTATAAATATGAAATTGCCTATTTACGATTTAATTATAAATCAAGATGAGAATAATGATGCTGAGGTTTCTTTTGTGGCACTCGTTGACAGTCCTGCAATTAAAAAGGACTTTCTTGCATTTAAAGAAGAAGAATTTATAGACCCAAATAAAGGAGAACAAAAAGACGAGTTTTTAAGTCGTTGTATTAGTTACGTAATTAACGAGGGTAAAGAAACAGAGCAAGCAGTAGCGATATGTAATAGTTTATGGGAACAACATTTTGAAGAGAAACCTATGGCATTTGCTATACAGTCTGAAAGTGAGCATATCATTACTGGTCCTTTAATGATTCCACAACAATTAATCTACCGTAATTCAGAACAATTCGGAGAGCACTATGTAAAGTTTTCAGTTGATACCATTAAGCAGATAGCTATTAAGTTTAGCAAGAAGGGATATCAAAAGAACGTTAACCTAATGCACGAAGCAGATATGCAGGTTGAAGGACTTACAATGTTTGAGAGTTTTATTAGCGATTCTAAAAGAGGGATTAAACCAATGGAAGCATTTAAAGACTTGCCGGATGGAACTTGGTTTGGCAGTTTCTATGTAGAGAATCCTAAAGTATGGGAGTTAATAAAAAAAGGAGAAGTTAAAGGATTTAGCGTTGAAGGTATGTTTGATTATGAAGCACCTTTGTCAGAAGATGAAAAACAATTAGCAGAATTAAGAGAAATTTTAAACAGTTTTTAAAAATCAATATAATAGTAATATGGAAGCAAAAGAAATTTTACAAAAAGTAAAGCAATATTTTAACGAATTAGCTGCTGCACCAGAAGTTGAACCAATGATGGAAGTTACCGAATACGAATTAAAAGATGGCGGTAAAGTTATGATTGATAAACTAGAGGTTGGCGGTATTGTTATGATTGACGGAAATGCTGCATTGCCAGGAGAAGCTGAATTGGTAGACGGTACAAAAATGACTATCGGAGATAATGGTGTTATCACTGCTATCGAAGTGGTAGAAGTTGCTGAAGAGCCAATGGTTGAACCTATCGTTGAAGATATGGGAACTAAATTTGCAGCTTTTGAATCATCAACAAATGAAAAATTTGCTAATTATGAAATTAAGTTTTCTGCATACGAACAACGTTTTGCTGATTACGAGGTTAAAATGAAAAAGGCAAACAAAGTAATTGATGAATTATTGAAACTATCTACTTTATTAGTAGAAGCACCAGTACAAGCACCTGACAATTCAGTAAGAACTTCAAACGCTTTTAAAGAAGTAGAAGAAAAGAAAACACTAAATATTTTATTTAACTAAACAATTATAAAAAAATGGCATTAGCTTTTAGCGGATTATCCGCATACACTAAACAACTTGTTAAACCACTTTTGACAAGTGCAGTATTTGACGCAAAGACACAACAATTAATCTTATCAAGCGGTATCGTTATCCCGAACGTAAAAAGTTCAGTAGCTATTCCTTTGATGGAAACAGATGCAGTATTTGCTGCACAATCTTGTTCTTTCGATGCAAGTGGTACAACTACTTTCTCTCAACGTACTATCACAGTAGGTAAGATTAAAGTAGAAGAAAAAATTTGCCCGAAGGACATGGAAGCATACTTTACGCAAGAGGCGCTCAAGGCTGGCTCGACTTACGAGGACTTTGGTAATGCTGATTTCCAAAAAGCATTCTTGGATAAAAAGAACGCAAGAATTGCTTCTCAATTAGAGACTGCAATATGGCAGGGAGATGCAACAGGTGCAACTGCAAACACAAACAAATTTGACGGTTTACAAAAATTAATCGCTGCAGGTTCTCCAGTAGATGCAAACGTATCAGGTTACACAGGAATCAGTGGTTCAGCTATTGCAACTGTTAACGCTTCAAACGTTATCGCTTGTACTGAAGCTATCTACAAAGCTATCCCTGTTCAAGTATTGAGCAAAGGAGACGTTAAAATCTTCGTTGGTAATGATTGGTATCGTTTATTAATCCTTGCTTACAGAGAGAAAAATATGTTCTCTTACAATCCACAAGATTCTCAAGCATCTTCATTTATCCTACCTGCAACTAACGTTGAAGTAGTAAGTGTAAATGGTTTGAACGGAACTGGTGATGCTTATGCAATCAGTCTTTCAAATATGGCTTTAGCAGTTGATTTGGTTGACGAAGAAGGTTCATACAAAATGTGGTACTCCGAAGACAATAACGATGTACGTTACCGCGTAGAATTTAAGCTAGGAGTTAACGTAGCCTTCACGAATGAATGTGTGAAGTTCGTAGCAGGAATCTAATTTTCTAACATAGAGAGGTGGTAACCCCATCTCTCTATTTAATACTTATAAATATGCCTTGTGCAATAGTTAGCGGATATACAATAGACTGTAGAGAGACCATTGGTGGTATAGATGCAGTTTTTTTCGCAGAATATGGAAACGTAACAATAAACGATGCTAGTGGTATCGTTACAGGAATTACAAAATTGACTGGAAAGAAATTCTACAAATTTGAAATACCTACTAAATCTAGTGCGGTTGCTTCAAGCAATCCAACAGGTTCTATCGAAAACGGTACTTTGTTTTTTGAGCAAACTTTAGATTTCCCTATCAATAAGAGAGATGCAACCACAAGAAACATCATCACTACTTTAGCTAAAAATAAAGTTGTAGCGGTTACCCTTGATAAAGATGGTACTTACAGAATGTACGGTAAAGGCGCAGGTCTATACTTAGCAGGAAGTACAGGAACAAGTGGTGCTGGGGCAGCAGATGCTAATGGTTATATGTTGAAATTTGAAGGTTCAGAAAGAGAAGATTTCTTTGAAGTAACCAACGCAGTTGGAATAGCTTTGACTACTGCAGGATAGAGTTTTTTAATTTTTAATTTATGCCCCGACCGATGAAAGTCGGGGTTTTTTTCTATGATTAATTTAACAAAAGGACTTACACAGACTATTTATTTTACGGCTACCGAGAAGGCTACCATTAGCAATCCTTACTTTTTATTTGTGTTTATCCACAGAGTAACGGGCGATGTTGTTAAATTGATGGCTACAAATCAAAGTATTACCGGTAGATACGATAGTTTTGCATTTACAGTTAATAATTATTTCGATTTAAAAGAGGAAGGATTTTGGGGTTATACAATACACCAAAAAGTAAGTTCAGGAGATTTAACAGTTAGTGGATTAATTCTTGAAGAGGGGTATATGTTTTTGAATCCTGCTACACCTTTTGAACCTACTAAATACGAAGAACAAAATAATAATTTCGTTACTTATGGATTATAAAAATATTATCACAATAAAATTCGCACAAGCGGAGCAACCACGATTTGAAGAAAAGAGGGCTAAAGGGTATGTTGAATTTGGTGGCAATAATAACTATCCTGAATATTTAATTGGTTTATTTAATGAATCTCCTAAACACGGTGCTATCATTAAAAGTAAAACTAATTATATTTTCGGTCAGGGATGGGATGGTATTGAACAGAAGGCAAACACTAAGGGAGAAACGTGGAATCAAATTACTAAAAAATGTATTTTAGATGATGAACTTTTCGGAGGTTATTATCTACAAGTTATATATAATTTACTAGGTCAGATTAAAGATGTGTATCATCTTGAGTATCATAAAGTTAGGACTAATAAAGAGCAGAACGAATTTCAGGTAAAGAACGATTGGCAAGATAACAAAGAGAAGCCTAGACATTATCCTGCTTTTAATATTCAAGACCCAACTGCAAGTCAGGTTTTATTTGTTAAACAATACAATCCTAAGTCAGATATTTACCCTTTACCTAACTACTTTCAAGGTTTAAATTACATTGAGAGTGATGTACAGGTAAGTAGACATATTTTAGGTAATGCTAAAGATGGTTTTGTTGCTACTACTTTAATTAATTTAAATGGTGGTGAACCTGCAGAGGAGGCGAAAGAGGCAGTTGAAAGAGGAATCAAAAAGAAATTTACAGGTAGCGAAGGCGATAGGGTTGTTATTATGTTTAACAAGTCAAAAGATAATAGTGCTGAAATATTGCCATTATCTTCTACAATGTTAACTAAAGAAGATTTTACAAACGTAAATAATTTAATTCAACAAGAAATATTTGCCTGTCATCAGGTTACTTCGCCATCATTGTTTGGTATTAAGACAGAAGGACAATTAGGCGGTTCAACAGAGATTAGAGATGCTTATACTATTTTTTCAAATACTTATGTGAATGAAAGACAACAAGCAATAGAAGAAATATTTAACAAACTATTTGAGTATGTAGGTATTAAAGGAGAATATCAATTAATACCAGTTGAACCATTAGGGTTTGAATTTGGAGAAAGTGTAATGGCTCAAAATCTTACTAAAGATGAGATAAGGCAAATAATGGGTAAAGAACCTTTAGACCCATCAATTAAAACACAAGCGCAAATTATTAGTGATAATATAAATGCTTTAAGTCCATTGGTTGCTAATAAGGTTTTAGAATCAATGACAACAGATGAGATACGTTCACTTGCAGGTTTAATTCCTGCAGTTGGTGGAAATGTAGTTCCTGATGGTTCCATGCCTGCTCCACAAGTATTAGGTAACGATTCAATTAAAAACTTAACCGGCAGACAATACCAAAACGTAATGAGGATTGTTAGACAGTTTACTAATGGTAAACTTTCAAAAGAACAAGCTGCATTAATGTTAAAGAATGGTTTTGCATTTACGGATGCAGATGTAAATACTTTTTTAGGTTTGGATTCAGACCCTGCTACTTTTAGCGCAGTTGATAAGGAAAGTGAGTTGTTAGAAATGTTTGAAAGGTTCAGCGAAAGTTTAGATGATTATGAAGTAATAACAAGCAAATCTCCTAAAGAGTTTAATCACTTTGCAGAAGAAGTGGTTTTAAGCCAATTAGAAGCCGATATTTTGAATCTAATTAGTAAGGATAAGAGAATCACTAGCGAAACTATTTCAGAGGTTTTAAAGCAAGATTTGAAGGTTATAGAGGCATCATTAAAAAACTTAGTTGAAAGTAATGTGATAGCTTCAAAAGAAGTTAAGGTTGGTAAAGATGTTATAATTGAAAGAAAGAAAACTGATATCAAAATAGATAAACCTAAAACAATTAGGTTGTCGGTTGCTTATACTTATGCAAAAAGACTAGATGCAAAAGGAGAATCTATTATACCAACATCAAGACCGTTTTGTGTTAAGATGGTAGAACTTGCCAAAACAAGATTATGGAGTAGTGCTAACATCCAGCAAATGAGTGTTGTATTAGGTTATTCCGTATTTGATAGAGTTGGAGGATTTTGGAATAACAATGGAACTATTGAAACACATTGCAGGCACGAATGGAAACCAGTAATAATTCAAAAGAAAAAATAAATGAGCGCAAATATACTTTTCATATCTGAGAATCTAATTAAAAGCAGAACTGGAATAAGTGATGCTATTGATGGTAAACAATTAAAGCCACATATTAAAGTAGCGCAAGACCTTTATTTGCAACCTGCTTTGGGAAGTACTTTATACCTACGTTTACAATCAGGAATAGAGGCTAACAACTTATCTAATTTAGAGAAATCTTTATTAGATAATTTTATTACGGATTGTTTAGTTTGGTACACAATGAGTTTATTACCCTTTGGATTAGGTTATCAATTTTTCAGTAAGGGGATATTACAAAAGACAAGTGAAGAAAGCAATGCTCCAAGTAGAGCAGATTTAGAATTGATTGGTAATGAATATAAAAAGACTGCTGAATTTTACAAGCAAAGATTAATTAATTATTTAAGGGAAAACTATTTGTTATTTTCTGAATACTTTAATCCAGGCAGCGGATTAGATGTTATATTCCCTGAATTAAAAGCATATACAAGTCCTATTTATTTAGGTAATGTAAATGACGGAGTAAGGGTATTCTCTAACAATGCGACAAGCGGTGGAGCAACAACTATTTATCATACACCGGCAGCCGGAGATAGTAGTTTCTCAGTTGGTGGATTAGTTAATAAAGTAGTGTTAATTGCAATGAGGTCAGGATTGGTTAAAGGTATCACAAACTTACCTACTGCAAATCCTATGTATTTACAAATAGTTGGTAATGTAATTACGCTACCTACTGGAGATGTAACACAAGAAGGAGAATTATTTTCATTCACAATAAGATAAATTTATGGCTTATAAAAAAGCATTAATTCAAAGAGTTTTATTTTATGACCTACAACCAGTTAATAACAACAATAACAAGTCTGCTGCAAAATCACGAAATGATAAAAACAGCAAAGTACGCAACCCCGAAAGAGTGGCTACTAAGAGATGAACAACCAGTTTATCCGATTGCTTGTTTTTCAATTAATTCAGGTAGTTTAAATATAGGCAGAGAACAGATATACAATGTTCAATTTTTCTTTTTAGATAAGAGTGGTCAAGAGGCTGAATATGAAGAGGATGTAATAAGCGACCAAGTGCAAATAGCTTCTGATATCCTTAGCTTAATGCGTACAGGTAGAAATAATTATTCAATAGATGATAACGTAACTTTTAATGCGATATCGGATAAGTACGAAGATTATTTGGCAGGGGTGGAGTTAACAATTAATATTTCAACACAAAATCAATTTACTGGATGCGACGTGCCATTATAACATTATTAGTTTTATTATCTTTTGGATTGAAAGCACAGGTTTATCAAGCTATGCCACAGGCAGGTTATGGTCCTGTTAAGCGTATGTTATTTGATAGTGTGTTAACTATTCCGTTGAATATCAATCAGTTAAGAAATATTACAGGTGGAAGGGATGCCGGACAGATAAGGTATAATATTAGCGATAGTGGTTTATATGTATTTACAGGATATACTTGGATTAAAGCTAACTTAGATAGTGTTAATTTATCGAATAGAATAAACGGTAAATTAAATATATCCGATACCGCTTATATGCTTAGTTGGTATATGAGAAAGACCGATACTTTAAGTCTTTCAAATAGGATTAATCTTAGAGTTAAATACACTGATACTGCAGCTATGCTAGACCCTTATTTAAGAAAGCTAGATACGGCAAGTTTATCAAGAAGAATAGACGAAAAACAAAATTTAATTACATTAACTACTAATTTTAAAAGTGGTCCTTCAACCTTAATAGGTTCAACTTTAAACATTCCTAAGTATAGCGATACATTACAAGATAATTATGTGCCTTATGTCGGAGCAATTAAGGATGTAGATTTAGGTGCTTATCAATTAAATGCTAACGGTATAAAAGCGGATTATTTATTACAAGTTAAAAATACTCCCTTTTCCATCACACCCACGAGTGATTATACAAGCATCACTCCAGATAAAACTGGTTTCGTCTTCTATACAAGTTGGCTTCAAGGTCAAAGTACCTATACTCAATCGAATAGATTTAATTATGCAAATCAGGCTCAGCAAAATAATACAAGGGAATATAATTTACCAGTAAGAAATGGAACTTTAGCTTTGGTTGAAGATACGGTTAGCCTATCAAATAGGATTAATTTAAAAGCAGACAAGGCAACTGTTTTAACAATTAACGGAGTGGGTTATGATTTAAGTGCAAATCGTACTTGGACTATACCTACTTTTGATTCCACTTCAATATCTAATAGGATAAATTTAAAACTTAATATAAGTGATACGGCATCAATGCTTAGTCCTTATTTAAAGAGTGCAGTTACAAGTGTAGGCTTATCTATGCCGGCAGCATTTAACGTTACTAATAGCCCTGTAACAAGCACAGGAACATTAACAGTAACAGGAGCAGGAACGGCAGCACAATATATTAGAGGCGATGGTCAATTAGCTACTTTGCCATCAGGTGTAAGCGGTGGTAGTTCGGTAGCTTACTATTTAAATGGTAGTGTTAATCAAGGTACAATAGGTGGAAGCGTTTATTATGAGATGAACAGAACTCCAGTTATTGGTGCAGGTACTGATTTTTCACTAGCAGGGAATGGATTAATTTCTCAATTTATTACTGATGTTGCAGACCCAAATAGACTTGAAATTCCTGCTGGTAACTGGAATTTTGAAATGTATATGAGTGCATCTTCTTCAGGTGGTAATCCTGAATTCTATGTTGAACTACTTAAATATGATGGAACAAATTTTACAAGTATTGCATCATCATCTGCAAATCCCGAAGCAATTACTAACGGAACTACAATAGATTTATATGTAACTACTTTGGCAATTCCTCAAACAACTTTACTAGCTACTGATAGACTTGTAATAAGAGTTTACATTGTTAATAGTACAGGCGGTAGGACAATTACAATGCACACAGAAAATTCACATCTTTGTGAAATTATTACAAACTTTGCCGGTGGAGTTAGTGCGTTAAATGGATTAACTGCAAATACTCAATACTTAGCAGTAGGAACAAGTGGCAATGACTTTGCAATTAATAGCTTAACAGATACACATACATTTAATTTACCTACTGCATCTTCAACTAAAAGAGGTGCATTATCAAATGCTGATTGGAGTACGTTTAATGGTAAAATGAATTATAATGATACTGCTTCTTTGTCTAATAGAATAAATTTAAAATTAAGTTCTAGTGATACAGTTTCTTTATCTAATCGTATAAATACAAAATTAAATTCTACTGATACTGCAAGTTTATCAAATCGTATAAATGCAAAAGCGGATGCACTAAGCGGAATTACAAACACAGTTGCTAAATTTACTTCATCAACTACAATAGGAAATAGTAATATTAAAGATGATGGAAACGTTGTAAGTGTAAGTACTACAATAGGTAATTTTGGTGCTTTACAGGTTGGAAGTTATAATGGTAATATTTTAATGAATACTACCAATACAAATGGTGGTTTAATATTTCAAAATACATCTTCATCTAATAAGTTATGGGATTTTTCTTCTGATAACAATGATTTAGTTTTTAACGAATCAAATGTTAATCCAGTAATGAAATTAAAAGCAGGTGGCAATGTAGTAATATCAAATCTTTCAGGTACAGGTACTCGTATGGTCGTGGCAGATGCAAATGGAGTTTTATCTAGTCAAGCAATAAGTAGTGATACAACTTCATTAAGTAACCGAATTAATTTAAAATTAAATATTAGTGATACTGCTTCTATGTTAAGTCCTTACTTAAGAAAGGCTGATACAAGTTCTTTAAGTAATAGAATAAATTTAAAATTAAATATTTCAGATACTGCTTCTATGCTTAGCGGATATCAAAGCGCAATTAATTCTAAACAAGCAGCAATAACATTAACTACCACAGGCACAAGTGGAGCAGCAACCTTTACTTCTAATACTTTAAACATTCCTCAGTATCAAGCTGCAGGAACTTATGTTACAAGTGTTACAGGAACTTCTCCAATAGTATCAAGCGGAGGAACTACACCTGCTATTTCTATTCCTGCTGCAACCAGTTCAGTAAATGGATATTTGAGTTCTACTGATTGGACAACTTTTAATAACAAATCAAATACTAGCGGAACGGTTACAAGTGTAGCTGCTTTAACATTAGGCACAAGCGGTACTGATTTATCAAGTACAGTTGCAAATGGTTCTACTACTCCAGTAATTACTTTAAATGTACCTACTGCTTCTGCATCTAATAGAGGTGCTTTATCTTCTGCTGATTGGACTACATTTAATGGTAAGCAAAATGCTTTAACTAATCCAACAACAGGAACAGGAACTGCAAACTATCACGCTAAGTTTACAGGCAGTACAACATTAGCAAATAGTCTAGTTTTTGATAATGGAACAAGTTTAGGTATTAATAATATTACACCTTCTTATATATTAGATGCTTATTCTACTTCTTCAAGTGGAGCAAGATTGTCAATAACAGGAACTACTAATTTTGTTGTTACTCAAGCAGCAAATACAAGTGGAACTTTTTATGCAGGTATAGATGATAATGCAGGAGCAAATTTTACAGGAACTGCTTATGGAAGGTTTATATATTCTACAGGTGCATATCCATTATACTTTTTTACTAATGGAGTTATAAGGCAAACTATTACAAGTAGTGGAAATGTAGGAATAGGAACTACAAGTCCAAATACAATTAGTGGATATACTATTTTAGATATACAAAATGTAACTAATGGAGGATTAATACAATTAGGAACAAATGGTACAGGATATGGTCAATTATATAATAATACAGCTGAAGTACAATTAAGAACTATTGCATCTGTACCTTTAGTTTTTGGTACTAACAATACAGAAAGAATGCGTATTACAAGTGGGGGTTTATTACAATTCTCTACTATTTCAACAGTTCCAACTGATAACAATTCAATATATACTACTTCAGCAAATGGACTTCTTTATATTCAAGGTGGAAGTACAGGATTAGGTTTAACAGGGTCAGGAGATAGAAATAATGCTATATATATAAATACTTCTACAAACTCAATTTCATTTGCTACTAATAATGTAGCTAATAGAATGACCATTACAAGTGGGGGTAGTGTATTAATAGGAAGTACAACAGTTAATACAGCAGTAGCATTGCAAGTTTACTCAAGTGGCACTACAAGTTCTACCTATCCTTTTTCTCTTAGAAATTCAGCAGGTACAGATAATTTTTATATACGTTCAGATGGCTATGGTTATTTACAAGCATCATCTTGGGCATATGGTTCTGATAGAAGAATGAAAGAAAATATATCAGATGTTGAAAATGGGTTGGATATGGTTTTAAAAATGAAGCCGAAGCATTTTGATTATATAAATGGACAAAAAGATAATTTAGGATTTATTGCTCAAGATATACAAGAAATTATACCACAAGCGGTAAGTGTTTCAAATCAAGAAACAGGAATGTTAGCTTTAAAAACAGATTTTTTAGTTCCATATTTAACAAAGGCTATCCAAGAACTATCAGCTAAGAATGAAGCATTAATTAAAAGAATAGAAACATTAGAAAACAAATAATATGGGAATTATACTTTATATTTTATTTGGGATATGGATTATAAGAATATCAATTAAGCAATGCGAAACTGGACGCAGAAAAAAATGGTAACAAATAAAAATCAAATATGAAAAAAACAATCACAACCCTAGTAATGGCATTAAGTATGTCAGCAGCATTTAGTCAAGTATCTGATACCTTAATCGTTAAGATGGATACAACAACTTTTAAAAACGTAATTGCAATTATACAAAAGCAATTAGATTCAAAAGCAGCTTCAAATTATGTATTAGAAGCACTTAGTAAATATGAGTTAATCGCAGATAAACCTAAAGAAATAAAAAAGTAATATGAAAAAAATAATCCTATCAGTTTTAGTGTTGGCATCATTGTCAACGAAAGCGCAAATGTTTAGAAATTCTAGCGATACTGCTATTATTGGAAAAGACACTATTTACTATCAAAAAGGTGGCATCTTAATTAAGCCAGTAATCGTTAACTATCAAGGCGAATTTGCTTGGTCATTAAGTTGGACTGCAAACAACTTATCAAGCAACGGAGAGGGATGCAATACCTATGTAACATTAAGAGGTAAAAACAACAACCAGTTAGCTGATTTTAATTGTTATATACCGGCATCAGTTGTTGCAGTTTGGGGTGTTTCTAATACTCCGATAGATTCGGTTATCTTATCTCAATATCCAAGATTCGTAAAACAAGACTAATGAACCTTCAGGATTATAAGATATATATTTTTAATGGCTTTGCGCTTTCGGTATCAATGACTAACATTGAAACTTACCTACGCATTACATTATTAATATTATCAATAGCTTACACACTTTTTAAACTTTTAAAAAATGATAAAAATGAAAAACTTTAAGACAAGTATTGCCGGATTATTGGCAGGTGTACCTTTCATAGTTGATGCTTTATTAGAGGCATATAATGCAGGTGCTTTCACAGGCAAAAGCGGTTTACAATTAGTAGCTGCTATCGGAGTAGTTTTATTAGGTCTATACTCAAAAGACCACGATGTTAAGGGTTTATAAGATATTAGTAGCAGCTTTCTTATTAGGAGGCTGCTACACTCAAAACAAGGCGGTTAAACAAGTTAATAAGGCATTGGGCAGCTATCCAGAAATAGTGGCTAAAATCGCCTTAGATTCGTTTCCTTGCAATGTTATTAAAGTAGATACAATCATCACTCACTTTGATACAACAATCGAGGTAATTTACCCTCACTTTGATACAAGTGTTATTGATACAGTAATTTTAGAAAAAAAAGTGTACGTTAAATTACCGTACAAAACAGTATATATAACAAAGTCAATAGAATCAACTGCTAAATTAACTATCTTAAATGCTAGGTTTGATTCATTAACAAAAGTTACTACTTTAATTCAGAAGTCTAACGAGGATTTAACCAGTAAGGTAGGCAGAAAGAATAAAGTTATTTATTGGTTAATTGCTTTTTTAATTGGATTATCCGTACCTTACTTAATTAAATTAATAAAAATACTAGATATATGACACCATCAAATGAATTTTACAGGTTATTAAAATTATTTGAGGGTTGTAAATTAGAGGCTTATAGATGTCCGGCAAATGTTGTTACTATTGGGTATGGTAGTGTAATGGATTTAAAAGGCAATTCTATAATAATGGGCAGTAAGATAAGCCTTGCAGAAGCGGAAGCATTATTAAAAAACGAGGTTGATAAGAAAGCGAAATACCTAAATAAAGAACTAGGAAAGACAGAGGTTACACAGAATCAATTTGATGCTTTATTATTATTCCAATATAATTGCGGTAGTGCAGCATTAACCAGAAGCACACTATTTAAAAAAGTAAAAGCAAATCCTAACGATAAGACTATTGAAGCTGAATTTATGAGATGGGATAAAGCAGGTGGTAAACAATTAAAAGGTTTAACAATTAGAAGAGCAACCGAATCAAAACTATACTTCACTAAATAAAACTTATGCGCCCAAGATTCAATAAAACACAAACGGAATGGTGGCAACAGAAACAGTTATTTGATAAGCAGTTATATAAAGTATTAATATTTTCAGATTGCCACGGATGGTTAGCAGACCTTTCAGCTTTACGTTGTATTAATCAAGTGCTTCAACATAATAAATTTGATGAGGTTATAATTAATGGCGATGTAACGGATATGCCTTATATATCAAAGCATAGTCAGAAGTTATATCAGGATGGTATTTTAAAAGGATATACCGAAGTTGGAGAAATTGAATACACTAAAGAGCAGATACTCAAGCCTTTACGATTAAGCACAGATGCTAAGATAAGGGTAAGACTAGGCAACCACGATGAAAGGATAACTAATCCGTATAATTTAGGAGATAAGCAGTTGGCAAGATTGGCAGTATTATATAAAAATTATAATTCTACTAAGTATAATGAAATGTTAGATTTAAAGGAAAGCGATGGCTTTATATATGACGAAAGCGACGTGTACAATTTATTCAATATTTTCGACATCACGCATGGATTAAGTTTAAATAAAACTGCAGCAGAAAAAAACATATTTGAATATATGGGTAGTGGCTCTACCGGTCATACACACCGATTAAATTCTAAGTATTTAACAAATAGAAAGAATCCGTATGTATGGCTTGAATCAGGTTGCACTAGGTTAACCAAAGAGGTAGAATTCTTCCCAACTGGTAAGACTGCAGATTGGCAGCAGGGATTCATAGAGGTAGTATTTACAAAGACAGGATTCTTTGCACAACCTACTTTGATTTTAAATGGCGAATGTTATTATAACGGAATAATTTATAAAGGATGAACGGCTCAATATTAATACCTGAAAAATTTAAATTAAATGGTAAGACCATTGAAGTAATAATTGATAATGATTATTGTCAAGACAATAAATGTATGGGAGAAGCTGATTTTACTTTGAATATAATTACGCTATGTGATGAATATGGCGGTAAGAAAGTTAATAAAAGAAGTAAGGAGCAGATATTCTACCACGAATTAATACACCATATATTAAATGCAATGAACTTAGAGAAATTAAAGTATAATGAATTGTTTGTCGATATGTTTGCTGATAAGCTAATTGAATACGAAAGGTCAAAAAGATAGTTTGTTTTTTAGTTTTGGTTTAAACCTGCCCTTTTTAGGGTGGGTTTTTTTATGCCTGAAACCCAATAGAATCAATAGTTATTAAAATTTAAATATATATAATATAAATTAATTTAAAAAATACTTTAAAATTTATTTGGTGGTATGGAATATTCGTTTTATCTTTGATTTATCAAATAACAATTAAAACTAAAAACAAATGAAACCATCTGAATTAAAATTGCTCGAAAGTGTATATAACTTTATGGGCGCAAATGAAACTTTGCTTCAAAAAGAATTTAATAAAATTCCTGAAGTTGAAAAGAACTTTAGCTATCCACAATTTTGTTTAACAATTTATTCAAACTTAAATGAAAACAGTACAACCACCAAATCCACCAAGTGATTTTAACAACTGGATTAATTACATTTATTCATTAATAAAACAAAACTATGACACACCAAGAAATTAAAGACGCAATCCTAATCTCAATCCTTATTATTGGCGCATTATTAGCCGACAACCTTTTAAACTTTTAATTATGAAAATTTCAAACTTTGAATCTAAAAAAGGAAATAAAGTACCAAACCAATTTATTATTCATACTCCTGAATTTACTTTATTCCAAAGTTATAATTCAACAATAATAAAAACAACTTTTGAGGATGGTAAAAGAGTAGTTTATTTAGATGAATATTATTGGGATTATTCTAAAACAACTGGTAAATATAGAAATCAGTTTTTAGGAGAAGATAAAAAGACTACAGAATTAAAAATTAAAAACAATATTTATAAACTTGCTAATTTAAATTAATATGAAATTTAAAATCGAATCAACAGAAGAAATAGAAATTAATCTACCATTATATTTTAAATTAAATAATGGTGTTATTCAGGATTCTTACTTTGCTATTCTTAAAGATGATTTATGTATATCTAATTGGGGTGGCAGAGATATATTAATAGGCAGATTCCCTGAACACATAGCAAAATTAACCTTAGATAAAGACTATCAAGAAATATCTAAAGAAGAATTTAAAACCAATTTAACCCAATCTTGTAACTATTTAATAAACCTAATATGAGTAATTTAATCAAAATTCAAAACGAACTAAAAGCACCCAAGAATCAAACGAATGCGTTTGGTAAGTACAAGTACAGAAGCTGCGAGGATATTCTCGAAGCGGTTAAACCTTTACTTCTAAAGTATAATTGTCAGCTAATTATTAGCGATACAATTAAAGAAGCAGGTGGAGTTATTTACTGCGAAAGCAGGATTGTATTCACCGATGGTATAGAAAATTATTATACTACTGCTTGTGCAGGTATTGAGCCAAACCGTAAAGGAATGGATATAGCACAATCCTTCGGAGCATCCAGTAGTTATGCTAGAAAATATGCTTTAAATGGTTTATTTTTAATAGATGATACTAAGGATGCAGATGCTACAAATGACCACGGTAGAGCAGAGAAACCTTTTATGACTGACCACCAAATGATATCTTTGATAGCAAGGTATAACGAAGGCGAAAGAGATGTATTTGAGAAAGCAAAAGCACATCTAGTATTAAGAGATAAAGATTTATTAACTATTAAAGCAATGAAATAATGATAGAGCAATATTCAAGCGAATGGTTTGAGCAAAGAATGGGTAAGATAACCAGTTCAACCATCTACAATCTAATGACTGAGCCTAAGTTAAAGTCAGAAGCTGGTAATTTATCAGCAACCACAAAAGAGTATTTAACTTCTAAACTAGCTGAAAGGCTTACAGGAGTGCAAAGGGAATTTACTTCTAATGCCACTAATCACGGACTAGAATTAGAGAACGAAGCCATTAAATTTTATGAAGGTAAGACCGGTACAACCGTAAAGTCAGGCGGTTATATTGAAATGATTAATGGATTGTACGGTGGCACACCTGATGGCTTAATTGAAGGCGGTGGAATCATTCAAGTTAAATGTCCGTATAATTATACTAATCATATTAACAATGGTTTAATTGAAAGTCAAGAGTATTTTAAGAAAAACTATAAACAATACTACTGGCAATGCCAAAGCGATATGATGATAACGGAAAGTGAGTTTTGTGATTTTGTTTCTTATTGCCCACAAATTGCAGATAATCTAAAAATGTTTATCTTTAGGATTGAAGCTAATATTGAGGATATGCAATTATTATTATCTAAGATAGAACAGGCAGGAGAATTTATGAATAATCTTTATAATCAATTAAGTAATGACAGATAATTTAAAAAGTATTTTAAAGTACATTCAAATTTATACAAGCTGCAGCGATTATGATATGAAAAAGATTGCTCTATTATTTGACCGTTACCCTTTAGAAACTGTTAAGATTCAGGTAGTTGAAAGGGAAGTAAAAGAATTTGTAAAGAATACCGAAAGTATAGACGATTTTACAAATGATTATTTAAAGGCAAATAAAATAACTTACGAGCAATTAGTAGAAAATAATCGTAAATATGAAACCGTAAAAAGAAGGGTTGAATATTCAAAAGCAGCTAGAGAAAAAGGATTTATTTTAACCGATATTGGCAGGAAATTAAAAATGCACCACTCCAGTATTATTCATCTCGTAAACCACTTTAAACCTTAAAAAATGAAAGCACCAAAAAATCAAGTTACAGAAGTATTATATATGCTTCTAAATGGAAAAAAAACAACTTCTGATTTTAAAGAAATTGGAATTTTAAATTCAAATGCAAGAATTGCTAATCTTAGAGAAATGGGAGTAAATATCATTTGCGATGATATTAAACACACTAACAAGTTTGGTAGAAATAATACCTATGGTTTATTTTCAATATTAAACAAAAGAGAAGCAAGAAAAATTTACACAGAAATTAATTAATTAACTTGGGGTGGTTAATCGCCACCCCTTAAATTTAACTTATGATTAACATTAAAAAAGATATTTTAGAGTATAGAATAAATAATTCAGCAAAGATTTTTTATATTTACCTTGAGCATACAAAAAGATTAAATAAATCTAATGCCTATTATGCAGATGCTTTTGAGGTATCAACTATGACAGTAAATAATTGGATAAATGAATTAAAAGATACAGGGCTAATAGAAATAACATTTGAGGATAACAAACGTAAAATAAAAATAAATGAATAAAAGTTATTACTTTAGCCACGATTATAATTCTGCAAATGATGTTAAAATCTTATTTTTAAGGCAACAATTAGGAATGGAAGGGTATGGAATATATTGGTTTTTAGTTGAGAATCTTGCACAAGCAGGTGGGATTTTACCTTTAAATATTACTCCAGTTTTAGCTATGCAGATGCAAACAAGCGAAGTAAAAGTTAAGGCAGTAATTGAGCAATTTAATTTATTTGAAATAGCCGAAGAAGGTTTCTTTTCTAGACGATTAAATGACCATTTAAAAATCAGAACTTCTATGCAAGAAAAGGGTAAAATTAACGCTTTAAAGAGGTGGAAAAATGGGAACCCTAATGGGGCACCCATTGGGTACCCCTATGCAAAGAAAGAAAGAAAAGAAATAAATAAAGGGGATTTTTTAACAAAAATAGTTCTTTAATACAATTTTTATCTTCTAATAAGTATAAATATCATTTAAACGCATTTTAAGATAGTAAATTTCGATTTTAAATAACTTTTGAGGTAATCTATCACGAATACATTAACCAACCTAAAAACAGGCTTAAAATGGCTAAAACACCACCAAACAATAAAGAGGTAGAAGATAGGATTCTTGGAGTGCTATTGATTGAACAAAATTCAGTTCATACATATATAGCAAAAATTACAAGTGAGTTTTTTTATCAGACTAAAAATCAATTAATCTTTAAAGCTATTCAGTCACTTTATGATAAAATGTCTGCTATTGATATAGTAACGGTTAGTCAATACTTGACAAATAAAAAGGAGATGGATACGGTTGGCGGTGCTTATGAGATTGTAAAGTTAACCAATAATGTAACAGGCAGCAGTTCAATGAATGACTGGATATTAATTCTGCAGCAATGTTATTTACAAAGAAAAGGAATAGTAATAGGTCAAGAATTAGTAAATGATTCTTATGTAGGAGATATTGAGAACCATCTAAATAATGCTTCAACTAAGATTTTAAATGCTCAGGAAAGCATTTATAAGAATAGTGAGAAAGGGATGGCGCATTACATTATGAGCCTAGCAAAAGAAAGGGATGCAGTAATTGAAAATGGGCAAATAGGAATAGATACAGGATGGCAGAGTTTAAATAGATATATTAGCGGATGGGTTAACCCTGATTTAGTAATTTTAGCAGCAAGACCGGCACAAGGTAAGACTGCCTTTATGCTTAATGGTATTTTAAACGTTTTAAAACAAGACAAGCCAGTAGGGATATTTAGTTTAGAAATGAGTGGAGAGCAATTAGTTAATAGGTTAATTAGTTTGGATTCAGGTATTGCACATCATTTGCTAAGGACTAATAAACTTACAGAAGCGCACAAGTTTATGTTAATGGCTTCAGAAGATAGGTTACAAAAAGCTAAATTATACATTGATGACACACCAAGTTTAAACATTAGAGACCTTAGAAGTAAGGCTGCAATCCTTAAAAGAAAATATCAAATTGAGTTCTTATGTATTGATTATCTGCAACTTATGAGCGGAGTAGATAGGAAAGGTAATAGGGAAAGTGAGATTGCAGAAATTAGTCGAGGATGTAAAATAATAGCAAAGGAATTAAATATACCAGTACTTGCATTAAGTCAATTAAGCAGAGCAGTTGAAAGCAGAAACGATAAGATGCCACAACTTTCAGACCTTAGAGAAAGCGGTGGTATAGAGCAAGATGCTGATTCGGTTATCTTTCTTATGCGACCTGAGACCTACGGAATAAGAGAAATAGAAGTTGATGGTATGACACATAATGCAGAAGGTAAATGTATAGTTAAGATAGCTAAGAATAGGCACGGAAGTTTAAAAAATATACCATTCCAATTTATCGGAGAAAGAATGGAATTTAAAGAATTATTATGATGATGAAAATTCAACATATTTCCGACATAACCGCCATTTGATGACGAAATCAGTAGTAATACTACGCAAATTATAGGAAAAGTAAACCAATAGCTTTACATTTTGCATGAATTTTTCTGATATTTCATGCAATAACTAGTCATTAATGTCACAATTTTATCAATATGTGTGACATATAAGACACATTAACAAAAACAAATAAATTATGAAAACTGCAATGCAAGTCGGAATATTTAGTATATTTGTAAAAATATAAATTATGTATAAAGTATATGTATTGCCAAAGGAAAAGTATTGTGGTGTAACAAAAAGAGATTTAAGTAAAAGATTATGGGAGCATAAAAATATATCCAATAGGGATATAACTAATGCACAGGTTATTGCTGAATTTGAATCTAAAGAAGAAGCGTTAAGATTTGAAGAAGAATATCAAATAACAAATGCTTATTTAGGTTACATATATGGAAATAATTGGAGAAAAACACAATCAGATAAATGCTTGAAAGATAAACCAAGTAGTTATAGGCAAAAGAAAGTACAATGTATTGATAACGAAATTATTTTCAATAGTGTAAGAGAATGTGAAAGATATTTTAATTCAAAGTCAGGAAACTTAACAAAACATTTGCAAGGACATTTGCAACACAAAACATTTAAAAAATTAAAATTTAGATACTATGAGTAAAAGTGTTATGCAAGAATTAATTGATGAATTAGAATCAATTAAAAATTATAAATATAAAGAGTTAACTATAAGATTAGTAAAAGAAAAACTTGAAAAAGAAAAAGAGCAGATAATAAATGCACATTTAGAAGGTTGGTCAGATGCTTATGATTATATATATTCAGATAGCAACACAAAAGCAAGACAAGCCGAAGATTATTATAGCGAAACATATAAAAAATAAATACTATGACCGACATATGTAAATGCAAGGGCGAAATAGGAGCAATCATTTGCCCCTATAAAGAAAAATGCTACAGATTTACAGCAAAAGAAGATGAACTATATCAAAGTTACTTTATGGAACTACCATTAAAAGATGGTAAATGCGACCACTACTGGGGTAAGGATGGAGAAAAGATGTGGAATAAAATAGAAAGCTAGTATTGATAACTTTTTTATTAATGTGAATAACTTTATTTTAATTTTATTTTATGTTAGAGAAAGACTTACACAGGTTAGTTTGCGACTACATACGTAAAATCTACCCATACGTTATATTTAGGACTGACTTTAGTTCAGGAATGAGAATGAGTATAGGGATGGCAAAGCGACATAAAGCATTGCAGTATTCAAACGCTTATCCTGATTTATTTATTGCTGAGCCTAAAGGAAATTATGCAGGTTTATTCATAGAATTAAAAACAGTTAATAACATAGTATTTAAAAAAGATGGCACAATGCGAAAGAATGCCCACCACGAGGAGCAGGAAATAATGATGATGAAGTTAAGAGGTAAGGGATACAAAGCAGAGTTTGGGCAAGGTTTTGGACATACAATTAAAATCATAAACGAATATTTAAACCAATAACAATGAACACAGAAAAAAAACAACAAATCAGATTAGGAAGCGGTAAAAAGATTAATGAAACTTTTTTAAGTTCAAGCCTATGTATTACAGATGCACTAGAGCATTCATACGAATACAATGGAAAGAAATATGTTAAAGTAAATATTAATATTTATGCTGAGCCGGACCAATTTGGAAAAAATGTAAAGATAACTTTGAACGATTTTGAACCAAAAGCAAAAGTAGAAACTAACTCAATTAATATAAATACTAAAAGCGATTTACCGTTTTAATGAAAAACCACACTAAAATATATTTGAAGTATTTTGGTTATGGCATTGATGACTACATTGCTTGCGAGGTATGCGATAATAGAGCAGTTGACATCCATCATATAGAAGCTAGAGGTATGGGTGGAAGTAATACAAAAGATATTATTGAAAACTTACAGGCACTATGTCGTCAATGCCATTTAGATTTTGGAGATAAAGAACAGTATATGCAATTTTTAAAAGATAAACATAATGAAGTTATTAGACGAGATTAATGCAGACTTACAAAAGCGCGAAGCTAAAGGAATCAACACTTACGGAACTACATTAGATGATGCTAATTTAAATAAAGAAGAATTGCTAAATCATTTATACGAAGAGTTACTAGATTCAGTATTTTATATTAAAAAATTAATCAATGATAAAAGTTAAGGTAGATAAAGTAAAAAGCAATCCAAAGAATCCAAGATTAATAAAGGATGAAAAGTTTAAAAAACTTGTAAAATCTATTAAAGATTTCCCTGAAATGGAATCAGTCCGACCGATTGTAGTAAATAAAGATATGGTTATATTGGGTGGCAATATGAGATATAAAGCTATGATTGAATGCGGATATAAAGAAGTTAATGTTGAAGTAGTTGACTGGAGCGAGGATAAGCAGAACGAATTTATTATTAAAGACAATGTAGGTTTTGGAGAATGGGAATGGGATGAGATTGCAAATAGTTGGGATATGGAGCAGTTAGAAGGTTGGGGAATGGATTTACCTGTATTTGATTATAAAGAAATAGAAGCAGAAGAAGATGATTTTGATGTGCCGGATGGTGGATTAGAAACTGATATTGTAATAGGAGATTTATTTGAGATAGGAGAGCATCGTTTGTTATGCGGAGATTCAACTGATAGCGATGCAGTTTTAAGATTAATGAATGATTGTAAAGCTAATTTATTAATGACTTCTCCTCCTTATTGGGTTGGTAAAGATTACGAAATACAAGAAAGCGAAGAAGAAATTGAAAAATTTATTATTGACATAGCAAATACTTCTTTATTGGCTATGCACGATAATTACTCAAGAATTGTTATTAATACAGGTACAGGAAGAGCAACATCTTTAAAAAGTGAAAAAGATACAAGAGTTATTTTATTACTTGATAAATGGATAAATATTTTATTAGATAATGAATGGAAATTAAGATATATAAGGCATTGGATAAAAGGTGGAGGTGCATCAACACCAAGAAGACCTATTGATGATGTTGTTTATTGTGGTATAGAGTATCTATTAACATTTTACAAAGCAGGAAGTAAAAGTAGGGGACAAAACAGAATTAGTGAATCTTGGGTTCAGCAAAGCGATTGGACAGATATAAAAGGAGATAAGCAAGAAAATAAAGCAGGCTTTCCTATTGAATTACCTGCAAGATATATTAAACTTTATTCATTAGAAAATGAAATAGTTTACGAACCATTTACAGGAAATGGAACTACAATAGTAGCATCACACCAACTTAAACGTAAATGCTATGGTATGGAACTTGACCCAAAGTACTGCCAAGTGATAGTAAACAGAATGATTAAACTTGACCCAACATTAAGTGTTAAAAGGAATGGGATTGATGAAACGCAAAAATGGTTAGATGAACAAGTGTAATGATATAGTACTAGAGATATATAACCATCCTGACCTAATAAAAGCGATAAGCAAAACAAAGCCTGAATCAATACAAGACGATTTAAGACAAGAAATAGCAGTTAGCTTACTACTTCAGCCTTGTGATAAGATAGCAGCTTTATTTGCCTCTAATAACTTATTAAGGTATGCTATTAAGATATGTTGGTTTATGGCTACTTCTAAAACATCAGAATTCTATTATAAGTATAAAAAAAGTGATTTATTAAAGGCAGTTGAGTATTTTAACAGTCAATTAGATTTACCTACGATTCCAGAAAGTTTAGCAGTCGAGGCAACAAAAGCGCTCACAAAAAATAACATAGACATAGAAACAGACCACGAAATAAGAATATTCAATAAATACGTAGAACTTGGAAGCAATAGAAAAGTAGCAGAGTATTACGGAATACCAGTTAACCACGTTTGTAATATCACTAACAAAGTAAAAAAAGAATTAAAATGTATATTATACCAATAGCAGCATTTACATTTGCTTATTATTTTATTAATGTATTTAATGGGCATATCATACTAAAGCGCATATTCAAAATCCCTTTAGTAAAGAGACTAAGACCCTTTGACTGCATCCAATGTTTAACAGTATGGAGTGCTGTATTATTTAGTTTTTTACCTATACATACAGTAGAACTAATAGCAATAATATTCGGAGCAGGGTTTATATCAATTAAAATAAAATAGTCAGGTGGCGGAATTGGTAAACGCGAGTATACCGTAGCAACTATTGTCGGATGTGCAGATTCTAGTAATCAAAGCATAAGGTTGCATTGCAGGTTCGAATCCTGCCCTGACTACTAAAACATACAAAAGCACTAGATGAACATCATAGGAGTAACAAATAAAGAATCAGGATGCGGATATCATAGAGTAATGTTACCACTTGCTTTTATGAATGATATTAAAGGCTATGTAACCAATTATATAACAGAAGATAAGACCGATGATTGGGATATTTTACTGTATAATAGGATATGCCAATACGATTTAAATTGGAACAAAACTAAGGAATTACTTGGATGTCAAGTAGTTATGGATATAGATGACCATTGGCAACTACCAATTAATCATCTTTATTATAACACTTATCAAGATATAGCTGAAAGGATTGAAAGGAATTTAATGCAAGCAGATTTAGTTACGGTTACTAATATCAATTTATTGAATAAAGTAAAGCAATTTAATGATAATGTAATTGTAATGCCTAATGCCTTACCTTATGGATTAAATCAGTTTAACGATACAAGAGTTAAGTCTGATAAGGTAAGATTGTTTTGGTGTGGGAGCATTAGCCACGATAATGATATTAAGATTTTAAAAGAACCATTAAAAAGGTTACAAGGTAGAAAGGATATTCAAATGGTAATGGGTGGATATAATGATAGTGATGCTTATACTAAATCAATATGGGATAAAATGTTTTCTATGTTTACTGGTAATTTGCCATCTATAAAATTACATTCAGCTAGTCCTACTCAGTATATGGATATGTACAACTTTGCAGATATTGTATTAATACCTTTAGAAGATTCAGAATGGCACGCTTGCAAAAGCAATTTAAAAATATTAGAAGCAGCAGCAAAAAGGTTGCCGGTCATTTGTTCAAACGTAGCACCTTATAATATGGATGTAGATGCACCTGTATTATGGGTTAACAATCAAAAGGACTGGTTCAGGTATATTAATTTATTAACCAATAATCCTAGTCTAAGGGAAAATTTAGGCAACGAACTTTATGCGTGGGCGTCCAAAAGGTACAACTTCCAAGAAATTAATCAGCAACGATACGATGCCTACAAAAGCATTATTAGTTGAGAAAGAAACAAATGTAATATTTGATAAGCACAGGCATTACTACGACTTCTATCATAGGACTGGAGAAATAGTAAACTTTCATCACGATGTACAGATAGAACTACTAAATGAATATCGTAGAGTAAAGGATGCTTATTATCATTATAATAATAATTGTAATGTATGCGTAATTGATTTTTTAAACTTAATATATAGATGGTATGATAACAACTAAAGAATTTCTAGAGAAAGAATTGGAGTGGGGAATTAGTTTTGCTAATCCTAGTTTTAAGAACTTGGCATCTGTAACTGCTAAACAATTTACAGACTTACCAATTAAAACAGTAATGGACTTCGGTGCAGGTACTGGAGTTTACTCCGATGCCTTTCATAATGAAGGATATGAAACCTTTGTTTATGAGATATGGAAAGAGCATAAGGTTTATATCAAAGAGAATGCGCCACATCTTAATATCATTGATAAGCCAATTACAACCGATTTAATGGCATTTATTGAAGTAGCGGAGCATATGACCGATAAAGAGATTCTAAGCCTATTTAAGAGCGTTAAACCTACTTATGTACTATTTAGTTCAACGAGTGAGAAAACAGACTACGATGAACAATGGGGGCATATAAACGTAAAGCAACAAGCCGAATGGGTAGCAATGTTTAAAAAGATGGGTTATGAATTAGATAGGCATTTATTTAATCCTACATCTTGGAGTAAACTATTTAAACTATGTCTTTAGAAAAACAACCACACGGAGGATATTTAAACCGATACGAGAAAGGTGCAGCCTGGAAAGGCAACCGTAATGGCAGACCTAGAAAGTATATAACCGAACTTGCACCACACGGATATAAGAATGCTCAGGTAATGGATTGCATTCAGGTATTAATGGCAATGACTGTTGATGAACTTAAAGCGGTATGGGATAATAAAGAAAGCACAATATTAGAAAAGACTTTGGCTAATGCTTTAATCAAGTCAATGGCTA